GATCAGCTTGGACTTGCTCTCGGCCTCGCTCTCTTCGGGTGGTGCCGGGTGGGGATCGACCAGCCGCATCACGTTCGCCATAGGCTGCCCAGGCTGGCCGTGGGCCGTGAAGCTCGCTATGATCTCGACGGCGGCAGGGCGCATCCCCTGACCGCCTTGCTTGCGGCCTGTGATGATTCCACCCTCCGCGATTGCCTGAATGCGGCCCCGCACGGTCATCCCGTTGGCCATTGTCATCACAACGAGGTCGCCTTGCTTCAGCTCGTTGCCCAGTTCGTCTCTCATTCCTGTGTCCCTTCCCCCGGATCGCCAGGGCGGTTGTCATGCTTGATGGATGCTCCAAGCATCAAAATTGCCTAGGAGCTGCAAGGGGCTTCCCATATCTATCGATAGGGAATTCCAGAAAACTGCTCAACTTTTCGATCCAAAGGCGCGGCCTGTCGGTCCACACTACGGCACCTTCTTGGGCAGACATGCTGCGATGCTTCAAGCATTCCTTGAGCATCTCCAAAGTGAAGTCTGGAGTGGCTTTCAGAAAAGCATCTAGTTTCTTCGCTTCCGATCCGTCCCACGGACACCTTCCGGCCTGGGGATTAACAGCTCCCCACCACGCCTCTATCTCGCTCCTGAAAGCAGCATGGCGAGTATCTACAAGCTTATCGGGTTTTGATGGATGCAACCCGTTTGTGACTCCATGAGCAATCTTTTTCTTAGTGGTCATAGACGAATCGATAGGGATTAGAAGGCCCGTAGCCTCACCTGACTCTTCCGAACGCACTGGTGAGGCGTTTTTGGCTGTTTCGCCTTTTGTTTTCTTTTGGATATCGGGCGCTGTTGGCCGGATGTTCGGGACCGGATCGCCGAAAGGGGGAGGGGGGATTAAATCCCCTTCGACCGAACGTAGTGAGGGAGAAGAAGAAATACCCGAAGGTGAAGGGGTTGGATTTTGGTTGGAGGTTTGGTTGGAGGTTTGGTTGGAGGTTTGGTTAAGCAAAATTGGCAAAACAGGCATGTCTTTGCTTTTTATTCGCTTATTTTGATGTTCATCTGGCTCTTGTGAGCCATTGCCGATTGCGGAGGTTGAATCAATGGTTATAGCTTTGGTTCGATTTTGCTTAAGCAAAAGTGGATTGCCGCCTTTTTTGCCTGCTTCGACTCTGATTTTGCGGATTTTCTCGTCCTTGACCATGCGCCTGGAGTAGATCGCGCCGGTTTCGGGATCGCGGCTGGCCACACCAAAATCGAGCAGCGTGGTTAGGGTTTTGCTGAAGGTTTGGTTATCCAAACCCAAAAGCCTAGCAATGGTCTCGTCTGACATGGCGCGACCGTTAAGTATAAGAACGCCACGGACTTCCGAGTCGTGCATGAAGTCCAGCATCTCGCGCCAAACACCTCTGTCGTGATAGCTGAGGGATTGCACACCGACATCCTTGCGCCAGTCCCCGGTGTACCACTGGAACGCCGGCATCTTTGCCATGGCTACTCACCTACGGATGGATTTTGCTTAAGCAAAATTGAGGCATTGTTGGGAGGAGTGCTTGACGGAATGCTCGGAGCATTGCTCGGAGGATTGCCATTTTGGTTAAGCAAATCCAACCAACCAGGCGTATCCAGGACCTTCTGAGCGACTTGCTGAGCTGCCTCGCGCACGAAGGTGTTGAAGGGAATCAGGCGATGATCTGCCGCGCGCTTTATCAACTCGATCTGTTCCCGGTCTCTAAAGCGGATGCTGATTTGTGGTTTTTTTGTGGTTGACACGGAATCAATCTATACCTTAATGTAGATACAGTGTCAAGGGGGATATATGACCGAGCGCCGGAGAATGAGCCAAAGCGCTGAAAGGGAGGCATGGACGAAATTTGTGGAAGGTGAAAAATCTTGCACCGACAAATCGGAGATGTCAAGTTACGGAAGTGCATTAACCTTCCAGCCAGTTCGCACTATGGCGCTGGGGCGGCTCAAGGTGGGCGAGCGCAACAAGACGGAAGCGGCCTATGAAGCCCATCTCAACCTACGCAAAATAATCGGCGAGGTCGCGTGGTTCGAGTTCGAGGGGATGACTTTTCGGCTCGCGGACAACACGCGATACACGCCTGACTTCAACGTCATGCTGACCAACGGAGTGCTCGAATGCCATGAGGTCAAAGGCACTACGAAGCGTGAAAAATCGAACGGTGAGATAGCTTACGATCCGTTCTTTCTCGACGACGCCAAAGTCAAGATCAAAGTGGCTGCGGCACAGTACCCAATCGTGTTCAAAATCGTTCACAAAGTCCAGGGGAACTGGGCTGAAAAGGAGGTTTGAGATGCACATTCTATTTGTAATCGTGGTGGTAGCTTTTTGGGCTGCCGCCATGCGACTGGAGAACAAACGATGACCGCTATTGATCCAAGAATTGAAGCTGGCCATCGGCTCGCTGAAGGTGGCCTGCGCTGTGTACTCGCAGATTGCGGAAATATTATCCCGGAAAAGCGGGTAATACGTAAAGCTGTCACATGCTGCGATGATCACGCTCGAATTCTAAAAAACATAAGGCGTGGCAGGCGGGAAATGACAAAATGCCGACTATGCGGCAGACCTTGCACTCCACGAGAGCGTGCTGACAACCTCGCATGGAGGCGCGAGCGCGAGGGCGAAAAGCGCGGGCGACCGAAGGCGAAGAAGGAAGAGACGGTTGGCGAGACAGGGGCGCAGCCGGATTAACCACTTGCGCGTCAGAGGGATATGCGCGATGATTCCAAAAGTCATCACTCGCATCTCACGGTCCGATTGAGAGCGCGGGTACGCCCACGCACAAATCGAAAGGAGCTTCATGGCAAGCAACGCTAACAGCCGGGCATTGCCCGCGAACCCTGTCAGCGCAGCCGTCACGACTGCGCAAGTTTTCAACCTCGTTTCCAACTCCGCAGTCCCCGCAACGTGTGTGGCGCGCGGCAAAAGCATTCTTGAAGGCAAGACATTTCTTGTCCAAGCCCAGGGGAATGCAGTTACCGCTGGCAACTACACACTGAAGGCTTCGCTGCTGGCGGCTCTGGTGATCCCAGGCATTCCGCTGACGGCCACCAACTGGACGCTGCTAGGATCGGGCACGGCGCGCGCGGTGAACACGGCATACACGCCGTGGAACATCCAGGCCGAGCTGCAATTCGACTCCAACGGCGGCATCATGCACGGCGTCTTCTCGCAGGAGGTCAACAACCTCTTCGACGCATGGGCAGCTCTCACCAACACCCTCACCGGCATCAACGGCACCAACGCAGTGACCGCCCAGGGCGCTACTGTGCCGCCTGCCGATCCCTGCGTCTACTTCGCCGCCGCGCTCACCTTCGGCACCGCAAACGTGGCGAACATCGGAAACCTCATCAGCTTGGAGCTGGATTACTAAGCCGATCTAACAGCCCAGGCTGGCCGCAAAGTCGCGAGGGCATAGGGCAGACGATACCAGCGTGAAGCTGCCCCCCACTTCCAGAGCGAGGACACCACGATGAAGGGACGCGAAAAAGAGATTCACCGGGCGTTGGACGGCCACGGTGAAAAGCGCGAGCACCACGAAGAGAAGAAAGAGCACACCCACTCCGTCAAGTACGAGCGCGCGGACAATGGTGGCTTTCACGCCCACGTCGAGCGCAAGCACGAAGACGGGAGCACCCATCACGAGCATCACGTACTGATGTCAGCCGAAGACGCAGGCGACCACTTGCAAGAGCACATGGGCGACCATCCGGACGCTGGCGATATGCCCGAAGAGCAACCAGACCCCGAGCAGGGCAGCCCGCAGGCCGCGCAGCAGTCCGCCGCTGGTATGCCGCCCGCAGCGGGTTAGACGTTCGAGTAGCCGGCCTCCCTACTCGACACGCGAAGCGGGCGCTGATCCCCAGATCAAACGCGAACGCGCCCGCTTCGCCTTTTTGGAGAAGAGCACATGGCAAAGGAAAAAGCGAAGCGATACCCTTCGAAGCTCCACAAAGCCCTTACGCACCTGCGCAAGGGCGGTCTGCATGATGCGCTGGGCATTCCCCGCGACCAGCCGATCCCCAAGGCCCGGCTGGTGAAGGCGATGCACTCGAAGGATGAGCACGTCATGCACATGGCTCACATGGCCCACATGATGGAAGGCTGGGACCACTCAGGCAAAGAGAGCAAATGAAGCCAGATTTCAAGCGCGCCGCCGAGAACGAGGCATACCGCAACGAGTTGCGGTGGCGCGCGCAAACCGAGCTGTTCTGGCTCGCCAAATTCGTGCTTGGCTACGTGAAGTTAACCGAGCAGGATCACAAAGAAGTCGCCGATAAATTCGTAAAGAAAGACCCCACCAAGCCTTTCGAGCAGCAGGACAAGAAAAAGAAGCGGCGCATCTTCCTGATGCCGCGAAAGACTTACAAAACCACCCTCAACATCGCCGACTCCGTGCAGTGGGTAGTGGGTTTTCCAGACATCGCAATCATGGCGATGACGGCCTCTAACTCACCGGACAGTCCCCTGGCCGATGCGTTTGTGGCCGAGATAGCCAGCCACTTCCTCACGACGAACGGCGAGCGCAGCAACCTCTGCATCCTCTTCCCCGAGCACGAAATCGTGAAGATGCCGAAGGACGGCCTGTTCACCACGCCAGCGCGGACCAAGTTCCGCCGCGACCCCACGGTGAAGGGCGTATCCATCGAGCAGAGCTTGTCCGGCTGGCACCCGGACATCATCAAGAGCGAGGACGTGCAGGACAACCGCAACAGCCAGACGGCCTTCGCACTACGCAAGGTGCGCACCAACTTCTATATCAATCTCAAGATGCTGGGCGAGGATGGGCACCTCGACATCACCGGCACCCGCTATGGCCCCGCGGACCTCTACGGCGACATGATCCAGAAGCAAGACGAGCGGACCATCCTGCTGTGGAAGCCCGCGTATGTGCGCAAGCCTCACGCGATGAAGCTGAAAGACGACGAGCTGACCGAAGACGATGTGATTCTCAACTTCCCGCGCCAGCTCAGTTGGGACTTCCTGCGCAGCGAGAAGGCTATCGACGAAAACAGCTTCTGGACGCAGTACATGAACATCGCCGAAGGCAACTTCAAGCCCACCTTCCCGCTCGAAAAACTCCACGCGGCGAAGATCCCCGAAGATGCCGTGCCGCTCCACGGAACCATTCACATCGCATGGAGGTTTCAGTATGCCGAGCAGAAGAACGATGCCGCTGCCGTTGGGGTTCAGGAGGCCGGAAGAATGGCCATCGTTGAAGTCTTGCGGGGGAGCTTTAGCCCGTCTGTTCTGGCGCGTGAAGTGGTGGCTTTGGCTAAGAAATGGCAGACGCACCGGACAGAGATCGAAGACACGCCGGGCGCGAGGCTCATGGAGCAGCACATCCAGAACGAGGCGCTGGAGCAGAACTGGCACATCGGCATCTCGTGGAGCGAGTTCTACCAAGAGGACACAGCCAGGCGCACCGCGATTAAGAGCGCCGAGCCACACCTACAGGCTGGACGGCTGCTATTTAGCGAGGGAATGGACAACTTCCAGCTCGTCTCGCTTCAGCTCTATCAGTTCGGTCTTATCGAAGAAACCGAGATCGCGTCCGTAGTCAGCCGCGTGGCGGCGCAGCTCCCTGTGTCGATTGCAGCCGAACACTTCGACCGCACCGACGAGGAAGCATGGGAGCGCGTGTTCCAGAACGATGCGTATTACCGCGTGTTCGGGAACGACGAGCCAGCGCCCAGCTACCAGCCGGAAGAGTACGCAGACAAAGAGAGCATCACCCCCAGCTACGCAGTGGCTGGGCTTGAAGACATCATGCCGGGGCTAACTGGATGACAATCCTTGCGGACGCAGTAACAGGCTCACGACAGATCGAGCGGGACGACGTTGAAGTCATTGGGCCGCTGCTCGACCCGCGCTACACCGATGACGGCGCGGTGCAGCTCACCATTCAGGATGCGCAGCGCGCCAAGACGTATCTCGATTTGAAGCAGTGGAACCTGCACTGGAGAGAAGCGGACATCCTGTACCAGGCGCCGCGCACGATGGCCAGCTTCGAGGGCAGCACGGTGGCCCGCGCGAATGTGAGCCGCTTCACGGTGGCCACCCATGTGAACTCGCTGGTGCCGGGGATGGTGTCGGGCATCTTCTACGAGACGCCGCCGTTTGTGATCCGGCCCAGGCCGAACGCAAGCCAGAACACGGCCCGCGCAAAGTCTGCGCTGTATGGCACGCTCATGGACGATTGCAGCTTCCAGGCCGAAGCCGAGCTGGCGATGGAAGATCAGGTGAACTTCGGCACCGTGATATGCAAGGCGGGCTGGTGCAAGGAAACGAAGGTCGAGCGGGTGCGGAGGCCGAAGGGCGAACCGATTACGGTAGACATGCCTTTCACCGGGGAAGACACGATTTACACCGTCGAGAGCGATGAGCTGGAGACCATCGAAGTCGAAGTAACCACCGAGGGGATGTTCTTCGAGAAGAAAGAGCTGGGCAACATCTTCGTCGATCCGACATGGCGCAAACCCAACAACCTGCACAAGGGCGCGAAGTTCGTCATCGAAGTTTCGTACCCGACTTTCAACGATCTCGACAGGCTGCGCGAAGAGGTGGTCTACGACGCGGACGGCAACGTGGTGGGCGGCTACGACATTCCCAGCGAAGAGGAGCTGAAGGATTACTTCTTCACGCACCCGGAGGATGCCGGTTTTGCCAGCCAGGTGCAGCAGAATCTCGGCGATCAGAACTGGACGCTGCATCATGCTCAGAACGAGAACACGGCGGCCAGCGCCGATCCGCTGGAGCGGCCCATCAAGATGCTGGAGCGGTGGGACCACACTTACGTGTACGCCGTGCTGGTGCCGGACGGCAGCGACCGGGGCGTGTTGATCCGCAAGGAAGAGCATGGCCTGCCCTTCCTTCCCTACTTCGCCGCGAACTTCTGGAACATCCCCAACGCGGGGTATGGCCTGGGCGTGGGCAGGCTGGCCGGAAACGACCAGCGCATCGACAAAGGCCTTACGGACGCGATGCTGGATATTTTGAGCTTCGCCTGCAATCCCCAGTACATGCGCGACATCGGCGCGAACGTGCCGACGCAGCAGATCCGCCAGCGGCTGGGCGGCATCCTCGACGTGCAGAGCGGGCCACGGGGAATCCGCGAAGCCTTCGCACTGGTGGAGCAGCCGCGCGTCCCTGCCGAAGTGTTCCCGATCCTCGCGGACAGCAGACAGAGCGCCAACAACGCCACGGGAGCCAGCGAGCCGTTTACGCAGGGCAACGTGCCGCAGAAGGGCTCCACGGCGCTGCGCACGGCCACGGGAGCGGGCGGCGTCATGGCGGCCAACGCAGGCCGTATCCAGGGTCCGGTGGGCCACTTTGTGAATGGCATTCTTTTGCCGTTCATCGAGCTGATGGACTTCCTGGTGAAGGACCGGATGAGTCTCGGCAAGATACGCGAGATTCTGGGCGACAAGCTGGGCGCGGCGTTCAAGCTGGACATCCGCAACTTCTACGCGCAGAAAGACCAGTTCGAGGTTCTGGCCGGAGCGCGGCTGGCGGCGAAGAAGGCAATGGCCCAGGCGCTGCCGCTCATGGTTCAAATCTTCGAGAATCAGCCGCTGGTGCAGCAGCTCAACGCCACCGGCTACATCGTGGACGTGAAAGAGCTGCTGGCCATGTTCATGGAAGTGAGCGAATGGAAGAACAGCCGCGAGCTGATACGGCCCATGACGCCGCAGGAGCTGCAACGGTATGGCCAGAACAATCCCGGCCTGCAACGAGTGCAGGGGCAGATAGCCGGGATTCAGGCGCGGCATCAGGCGAAGTCTGCCGAGATCGACCAGAAGGCCGAGGCCGATCTTGCCAAAGAGATGCTGGGGCGCGCAAACGACGAGGCCGCAGGGTGGGACGAAAGACGATGGGACCGGCAAGCGATCAACGAAAGCGAGTTCGCACCAACGGGAGGGTAAATGGAAAGCATCATAGAAAAAACAGACAGAATTGTGGATCGGCACATACCGCGTGGGCCGAAGATCGACGATGCGACGATCGACAACTGGTTTACTTATCACCCGCCGAGCGAAGAGCAGCAGAAGAAGTACCTGCTGGTGCGCGAGACGGCGCGGGACTTTGCAAAGATACTCAACGCCCTGGTGCCAGACAGCGCGGACAAGACGACTGCTCTCAGGCATCTGCGCGAAACCGTTCTGATGGCCAACCAGGCCATTGCCTGCAACTGAGGAAACGATGCTGACTCGCACACACAGAACGCTTTCGGTCCGCGACCACACGTTCTCTCCGGAGAAGCTGCAGCGCATTGCGCGCCTAGCCTTGGACCCCGGTTACGAAGACCTGCTGGATGTCATGGAAATGGCGTGCATCGAGCAGGAAACCGCGCTTATCAACACGCCCGTCGAGCAGGCGGACCGTGTACTGGGCGAGCACTGCCTAGCGAAGGCCGCGTGGCAGTTCTTTACTTATGTCCAAAAACAGGTGCAAAATGCTTACAACCAACGTACCGCAAACGCAACCGCCGCAAACGACCCCGACGACCTAGTAGAGGACGATTCGGATCGTATGCAGAGCGTCTTCTGAGGGGAGAGAAGATGGCACAAAAGTGGGAAGACCAGGGAGCCGGGAAGTGGAAATGCACAGTGGATGCCGAGGACGGCGTTACGCCAGTCCAGGTTTTCTACGGCACAGAGGGCGAAATCGCCCGCAAGATGGCGCAGAGCGTCGAGCATGGCAGCCGACGCATAACCGAGTTGAAGAAAGGCAAGCCCGTGAACTTCGGACCCGTAGGCGGCGATCCGCCGCCACCGCCCAGGCCGGTGAAACAGCGTCCGATGACCGACACGGAGCGCTTCCAGGTGGCAGCCGAGATGAACAACCCCAACACCGTGGAGCGGGCCGTAACCCGCGTCCTTGAGAGCGTGGTGGGGCCGGTGGAAGCCATCCGCGAGTCCGCTGTACGCTCGCGCGAGGAAGAAGAGACGCAGACGGCCGTGGAGGCCGCTGCACAGTTTGCGGACGAGACGCCGGATTGGTATCCGTCCGACCACAACAAGCGGACCCTCACGCGCTTCATGATTACTCAGAATTTGAGTCCTACGCGCGTCGAGAGCTACCGCTCCGCCTTCGGGCAGCTTAGCAATGCAGGACTGCTGCAAGCGAAACCCGAAGATTCCGATCAACCTCAGGCAGACCATCGCAGCACGGCGCGCATTGCTCCCGTTCCCGCTGCGTCGCGTCCAGCCCCAGCCCGAATGTCTACCGGCGTTCGGCAGAGCGATGTAAGCGGAGGCGCGGTCACTCCCCGCACCCGACCGAAGTACACGCCGCAGTTCATCATTACGCGCACCAAGGAAGAGCACAAACACCTGATGCTGACCGACCCGGAATACGTGAAGGCCAACGAAGGCGTGGTGCTTGGAGCCGGAGCGCGGAAACCGCAGCAGCGGCGAGCAGGCTAAATCCATCTGGGAGCAGATGCTATGAACCCCGAGAGCTTCATTCGTCACCGCAACATGGTTGTGAAGTACGTCTTCCAACCCATCACCTATGTCATCTCCGTGCTGTGGGCGGCTTTCGCTCTGTTCACGGCACTGGAAGCGGCAGCGCTGAGCGGCAACGCTCAGTTCTGCACTGGCTACAGCCCGGCCAGCAACCTCACCAACAACCTCATCCAGGCGGATGTCAACTACTACGATAAGAACTTCGTAGAGAACCTGAAGGCCGAGACGCCACACTATCGCTGTGTGTCGCGCCGCCCTCTGCCTGAGAACAGCGGTAACACCCTCAACCTGTTCGAGTACGTGGCCTTTGGTCCGAACATCTCGCAAGCGCCTGAAGGCACTGTGGAGACTGGCGAGACCATCTCTGTCCTCACCGACAAGATCACCATAGGCAACTACGCGGACTACATGAACTACAGCCGTTTCAGCCTTCAGCTCGCCATTGACCCGGCGCTGGAGAATGGCGGCACCGAGCTGGCGTATCAGGCGGGGCAGACCATCGCTTACATCCTGAAGAACACCTTCGACGGGCTGAGCACGATCGACAGCAGCGTGGCCATCGAGAACGCCTACAACCAGCCTTTCGCCAAGAACAACATCACGTCCGCCGTGGCCAGCCTGCGGCAGCGCAATGTGAAGCCGATGGAGGAAGGCTACTTCTGCGGCATCATCACGCCTCTGGCGTGGGGCGATGCCCTGAACGACAACACCAACAACTCTTTCACGGACGTGCTCAAGCGCGAGCGTGAGGGCGTCGAGGCGCTTCAGGAGCTGCCGAGCGGCGAAGGCGGCATGGTCGAAGTCATCAAGTGGGCGGGCGTCCGTTTCTATGAATCCACCATCGTGACGACTACGGCCAACTATCAGGGCCAGGGCGTGACCGCCTACCGAACCTACATTCTGGGCAAGGACGGCACAATCGCCATCAGCATGGGCGCGAAAGAAAACACCGCCATCGGCGATGGAGACTGGCGCAACATGCAGGTGTGGACCAAGCGGTACGACGGTCCCAGCCCTTCCGATCCCGCTGGCATGATCGGCGGATCGGTCGCCTACAACTACAACTTCGCTGCCGGTGTCGTGCCGGATACCACGGGCCGCGCGCGCTACATTGACGCGCCCAGCCTCATCAGCTAAACCCTCGCGCACCAACCAGGCGTGATGTGGCACGGGCGGGGCCACAACCACAAAACGCCGCCCAAACCAATCGAGAGGGGGCCAAAGCGATGGCCGACGAAAAAATTGTCAAGCCGGAAAGCGCGAGACCGCTAACCGAGTTCGAGCAGGTGGAGCTGGAATACAAGCGCGAACTTGTGGAAGACATGCGCGAGCAGCGCCGCCAGCGTGAGGAAAAGCAAATCCGGATGCGGCTGGAGCAGAAGCGCCGCGCCGCCGACGCCGCCGCCGAGCTGGAGCAGCGCGAACGCCGCAAGCGCGTTTGCAAGCACCGCAAGGGTGGGAAGAACAACAATTTCGCGAAGGGCAACGGATCGGACCGCAGCATCATCGTCAACACGTACCCGATGGGCACCGTGGTGATTATGTGTACGCGCTGCGCAACGGAGTGGATGGCTCCGGACCCGAAACTGAGAAAGACCGCGCCAGCGCAGTACCGGCAGCAGCTCGCCGAGTGGCAGGAAGTCTCTCAGTGGCCCACGGACAATATGCCGAGCGGGGGTCAGATTTTCCTGAAGACCGCAGCGGCTTAATAAGCTCTCGCAACACGAGAGAACCAAGGCAACTTGGGGCCGGTCGATACCGACCCCGATTTTTGAGAGGAGACAAACTCATGAAGACAGCACTTCGCAACGTCCTGTTTGCAGCGCTGGCCTTGGTATCTCTGGCCAGCCCCGCATTCGCGCAGTTCGCAGGCATCACCAACGGTCCTCCCCCCACTCCCGCAAACAGCGGCCCAGCTCTCTACACCGATCAGCAGAACGGTGTGCTGTACCTGGCGAGCCAGTCCCATGTGCTCACTAGCCAGCAGACTGCTCTGGGCGTCTTCAGCGCGCAGACCGCAGTTACCAGCGTGACGACGGCGCAGAACCTCGCCACGCTCTCGCTCAACAAGAACGTGCAGAATGTCGCAGGCCGGACGCTGCGACTGTGCGGCTATGGCATCTACACCAGCCCAGGCTCCACCGCGCCGACACTGACGCTGGCTGTGACTGAAGGCGGCATCACTCCGGTGACGATCACCACGGCTGCTCTGAGCACCACGGCGAGCACTAACATGCCTTTCCAGTTTTGCTTCGACCTTACGACCGTTGCTACGGGAGCATCAGGCACCCTCGAAGCGCATGGGCAGGTCAGCGCCAACATCAGCGCCAATACGCCCGCAGCAGCGATGACGACGTATGACGACACCAACACCGCCGTCAGCAGCGCCGTGAGCCTCATTGGTGCGAACACACTGGCGTTGACAGTTGCCGCATCAAGCACGATCACCAGCGTGCAGTTGCGGCAGATGACCATCGAACTGGTGAAGTAAGAAAAGGAATATCCCATAAGGAAGGAGGTAGATCACAATGGCAGACGAAAACAATGAGCATCAGGCACCCATAGCACCAACCATCGAAGACAGATTGGCGAAGCTGGAAGAAGCTCACAAGGGCTTGCTTACCAACCATGCGGCAATTGTCGCGAAACTTAAACAGCACGGCATCGAAGTGCCGGACGCAACGGAGTAGATATGGCGACATCGAGCACCACATCGGTACAAGCGATTTTCGATTACATCAACTCGCTGGGAGAGCTGACGCCCATATTGCCTGTAGGCGGCTTCGCCACGCGAACGTGTCTGACAATTGCCACCGATGTGATGCTCGACATCATCAGCGAGCGGTTCAACTGGAAGTGGAACCGCATGAAGATTGCGCCGTGGTACACGATCAGTTGGCAGCAGGACTATGCGCAGATCGGGCTGACGAACATCGGCTGGCTGGAATCCGGATGGTGGGTGGACATCAACAACACCGCTCTGCCGAAGCCCGAGTACCGCTTCGAGTGTGTGCGCGACCTTGTACCCACATCGAACAGCGCGAACCCACCCTCGAAGGTGAGCTGGGACTATAACTCGAATCTGAATTTCGGCGTGTGGCCAGGCGCAGACCAGACGTACACGAACCCGCTGGGGCAAGTCATCACGCCCACGAACCCGCCCACCTGCATCATCGACGGCAACGGCAACATCCTTGTGCTGACGACATGGGGAACCACGGGAGACACTGCACCCGAGGCCGAGGCGAACGCGCCAGAAGGCACCCAGGTGCCGGACGGCAGCGTGGTTTGGACCGTGGCCAGCCCGAACAGCCAGGGCTTCCGCCTGGTGCCCCTGCCGCCGCAGCAGGGCATCGTCTACCAGATGAACGTGGTGGCGCAGATGAAAGCGCCCGCCGCGTTCACGAAGATGAGCCAGTTCATCAACCCGGTGCCGGACGATTACGCGCATTGGTTCCGAACCGGCTGCATCGTCTACTGCTACCGGATGAGTCCAAACCCAGCAGCAAGCACGGCCTTCGATAAGAAGCGCGAGCAGTGGCTTGCGGCGATGGCCGGAGCTGCGAAGCAAGGCGACCGGGAGCTGAATTCAGCAGGCTTTGTGCCGGACCGTGGCGTGGTCTCGCCGCAGGGCGGCTGGGATGTGGGACCGGCCAACCCATATCTCTGGAATCTCTGGCCGGGGAGGTAGTAAGTGCGCCAAGTGTGTGAAGACTGCAATCGACGGTACAACGATGAGTTTCATTCAACAGTGTGCCCTCACAAGGGAATCGGTTTCTGCGCAGTATGTGACTGTGTAATTTGCGTGTGCAGCAAAGCGACCGCAGGCGACTGGGAACGCAGTTCAAACAACAGGGAGACGAGTCATGCCGTGGAGTGCGAAGGACGCATCGAGCAAGACGAAAAAGGCGAAGTCACCGAAGCGCAAGCGCCAGTGGAAAGAAGTGGCCAACAGCGTATTGCGCAAGACGGGCAATGAGGGCCGCGCGATCCGCGAGGCCAACGCAGTGGTGAAGAAGAGCACGAAGAAAAAAGCCGCAAAGAAGGCCAGCAAAAAATCCGCGAAGAAGAGGTAACCCAGTGGCCTGCACCATCACGATCCGGCAGACGGACAACTGGAGCAAGAGCTTTATCGAGCAGCAGCCAACCAGCATCAACGGGATGGAACCTGCCCTCAGCTCTGCGAACCTTGTCAAGCAAACCATCCTGGGCGCGCCGTTCACATGGCCGTGGAACCGCAACGTGGCCAGCTTCACCACGAGCCAGCAGGACAACATCGTGGGCGTGGCAGATTTCGGCTTTCTGGAGGGCGGCTCGATTCAGCCGGCCGAGGACGTGCCTTACGCTTTCACCGTGAAGCTGATGATGGAGCTTGACAGCTCACAGGCGCGGCCCCAGTACATCTCGCCGTTTCTGGATGACAACCAGGGCAACATCACCTTCCGCCTGATGCCCGCGCCCGATCCCGACATCGTGTACAACGCCACGGTGATCTATCAGAAGAAGGCCGCGCTTATCACTTCGCTGGGCAGCCTATGGGCACCGATCCCCGACGAGAAGAACTATGTGTGCCAGTGGGGGTATCTGGCGCTGATGAGTCTCATTGGCAACGATGCCCGCTTCAACGAGTACAACCAGAAGTTCATCACGTCTCTGCTGGCCGCGCACGGCGGCCTGAATGACACGGAGCGCAACGTGTTCGTGTCGAACTGGCTGCGCGTCATCAGCCAGGTGCAGGCCATGCAGCGCAGCACCGATGAGCGGTACAAAGCGAGGGAAGCCTGATGCCAGACAGTTCTCTAGTCGCCCGCGGAGCGCAAGTGCAGCCGGTGCCGGCAGCGCCGCTCTACAGCAATCGATTTTTTAGCGGATTATGGACACAATCATCTCCTCTACGAGATGCTGCGACACCGTATCTATATGAGATGTTCTACTCCGCCTCGCGCTTCGAGCGGATGATCGGGGGCCAGAATATCGAGATTTCGACACGCCTCACACCTATACGAAGACCTGGAAATTCTGTATACAATTCAAACCCGTTCCCAATCATCAATCGCTTTTATGAATTCAGAGGATTTAGCGCTAACGGCGAAAATATCAAAGTCATGGCCAGCATCAATGGCAGCGATGGTCCCGGCGGCGGAACCGTTCGAGACGTCACTGGCCCGGCCAATGACATAACGATTTGGAACAAGAATGCCACAGCGGGCAAGACTTGTTTTTTGAGCGTTGGAAATGAATTGTTTTTCGCGGATGGCATCGACGCCAAAAAATATCTCCAAAGCGGAAAAAGTTGGATGGAGAACACCGTATATACGTTGGGCGATTTCATCATCGACACCAATGGCAACATTCAAAGTTTTCAAGCACAAGCGATCGATTTGACGATCACGGAACTGGAAGTTGTGCAGATCACGCTTGGATCAGGAGTCACGCAAAGTTTTCTAATTGTTACGCTGAGCCAACTTATAACGATTCCACCTTTGCAATCTGTCACGTTTTCCGGCGTAACCGGAGCCGGATTCACCTCTCTGAACGGCCAAATCTTTCCATATCAAAATATTGCGTCAGGCTGGGGGTTGAATCTTTCTACAAGCCAGATCGCATTCGTGACGGCGCTGCCGGTAACCGCGACGACGGCTTCAGCCGGCACCGCAGCAACCAGGATCCAGCAAGATCAAAACGGAAACCCTATCACCGGCACGTCGGGAGCTACCGAACCCACATGGAACTCCGCACAGCAAGCCCTAACCCAGGACGGCACAACAGGCACCGGCGTTACATGGACATGCTTTACATCGCCAGTGCAAGACTGGAGCCCAGCAGCTCCGACGGTTGAGCCGGTCATTACTCCAGGCCTTTCTATCGGATATTGGTCTGCCTCGCGGAATCTCGCGACGGCAGGATACTCGAACAATGGTTACTGCATCATCGATGCTAACGGCCAATATCAGGTCGCGCAAACATGCGGAACAACTGGCACCAATGAACCGATCTGGAATACGGTGCTCGGGGGGACCACCAAAGATGGATCGACCGTATGGATCAACGTGGGAACGCCATCGAACTGGATAGCCGGATTCCAGTACACGACGTCTGTAGTATGTTTGATCGATCCCAATGGAAACTTGCAATTTACCACGGATTACTTTCAGACACAAACTGTCTGGACTGCCGGAGTTGCCAACACGAATGGAGCCACCAATTTGACAGGCACCATCCAACCCACCTGGACGACCGCACCGGGCGAAACTACGACGGATGGCGTGTATACGTGGACCAACGCAGGGCCAGCACAGCAACTTAGCGCGGGAACTTATCAATATGCGTATAGCTACCACTCCATTGACGGCAGCGTTTCAACAGCAAGCCCGGTTGGAACGATTCTGAATGCGATGGTGGGTTACTCTGGACTCTATGACGCTTTTATCGTGGTGCCTTACTCCGATGATCCGCAGATCGATCAAATCTGGATATGGAGGACGGCCGGAGGACAATCGCAATTGGTGTATCTAGATCAGATCCCCAACTTAACCGAGATTGGGAGCATTGGCTATCACGACACGATTCCAGACACCACAACTTCCGGACAGCAGGCACTCGACGCGTTTATAAGCGCTCCAATCAACGATTCCAATGATCCACCGCCAGTAGGATTCGTGCCTCAGGCATATCATCTGGGTAGAATTTTCGGATATTCTGTGCAATCGCCCAACGTGCTACAGTGGAGCGGCGGACCCGATACGGTGACGGGCAACGGGAATACGGCTTTCCCTCCCGATAACACAGACACGCTTCCATCGAGCATCGCCGGATGCTGGAGCACAGCACTGGGATTGATCGTTTTTCGAACAGATGGAATTACCATAGTTCTCGGAAACGGAACGAGCAGCTCGCCGATCTATTCGGTGGACATCTTCGACAATTTGGGGGTGCCGAGCCAGGACGCTTTCGATACTTATGGCAATAACGTTTTTTTGATGACAACCACGGGAAAGGTAGTCACGCTTACGACCTCACAATTTATTGCGGCTGTCCAGGGAGAGGTGAGCCAGCAACTCGGAAACAATGAAATCGGCTTTCCGATCGGCGACACGTTTTATTCGGAATACACGCCGAGCGAAGCCTTTGTGGTATGGCATGAGGGTCCCAGCGAAGACAGCGGTCTCTTTGTAGCGGACGGCACAATAGGCTGGTACAACTTGAAACAATTGACGCAACCAGAGGTGTGTGCTCCGTGGAGCCCGCGCGCTACAATCGTAGGCGGATGCGGGGCCATTGCATCTATCGAAATCGTGCAGGGAGTGAAAGCGCTACTGATTTCTCCCGGAAGCTCTACAGGAGTAACTGCGCCAATCATGGCAGTCCAGGTCGTATCCGCGAGGTTAAATGGAATTGGCGCATCAACTTATGTGGCGATCATTACGTTGGACAATATGCCGCCAAGCGCTGCGCAGTTCACATTTGCAGGCTTGACAGGCTATACGGCATTAAACGGACAAACTATAGATGTCGTCAGCGCGTTCGCTTACCAGATAGATATAAATGAGTTCCAATTCTGTATCTTGTTTGGAGCGGCCATTTATCCAAACACCGCCGATACGGGAACGGCCACCGGCGTTAATGGACCGATATTGATGCGCGACCTCACGACCAACCTCGATAATAGGCAACCCTATGAGACATCCTTGATATTCGGATCTGTAGTGCTGGCGCAACCGGGCACTCAGGCCGCGGTGGAATACATCGTGACTGAGACTACCGCTCAGGGATCGCAACCCACTGTCGGGATTCTGGTGGATGAAATCACCGGCAATTTCACTACGCTGGAAAAGTTGACTAAAAAAGACCCGCCGAATCTTCCAGCGTCACTCACGGCACCATCCCAAAGAGCCTGGGCCATGCAGAGCGGCAAGCCAATCGGATGCCGTCACATCCAAGTACAACTCAGTTGGCCGGCAGAAAACTTTGCAAACGAACTGCTGACCTATACGATTTACGGCAGACTCCCAGAGAAGGCACGAAGGTGACGACATGGCGATCCTTGCCAAGTTCGATGGACTGACCCTGCGCGAAGTGGAAGCACGCGACCGGGCGGCGCTGGATGCGTGGATTGAAGCGGACCCGTATCACCAGGCGCTGCTGGACGCCAGCTACTTTCTGGGGCAGACGCCCGAGGGGGACGCCGATCCGCGCGGGAGCTGCTACGTGCTGGAGGACGCGGAAGGCGAAGTGATGTTCATCCGGCTGAGCCGGATTTCGCGCGTCAACATCCAGTTCAAGCCAGGCCGGAAGAAGGCCGACAAGGAACGGACGCGCCACGCCCTGATGTGCGGAATGGCCTTCCTCGAAACCCACCTTTCCCGAGCCGGGGCGGAAGAGTGGATGTTCGAGACTTCCAGCCCAGAATTAAAAAAACTGGCCACGAGGCGCATGGGCTTCCAGGCGAGTCCGTTTGAGCTGAAACGATACATTCCCCTACCTGATGAGCAGCAAGGGCAGGACGGGTCGGTGCTCCACGAGCAACACATTTCCCCGGAGGTGCTGTAATGTGCGGCGGACCGACAAGCGCGCAGGAGAACCTGCAAAACGAAGAATCGCAGTTTTACCAGACGCAAATCAACGCCTACAACCAGGCGTACTCGCAGTTCAGCCAGATCAGCACCCAGCTCCAGAATATGTACGCGCCGATCCTCGCGAAGGGGCCGAGCCAGCAGGGATTCAGCGCGGGCGAAACCGAGGAGCTGAATGCGCAGGCCGTGCAGGGAACGGCGGCGAACTATGCGGCGGCGTCCAAGGCGCTCAACGAGGGCATCGCGTCCGAAGGCGGCGGCAACAGCAACGCGAACATCACCGGGGCCGGGGCCAACGAGCTGCGCGAACAGCTCGCCTCGACCGGCGCGGCGGCGGAATCAGCGGAAGAGGAGCAGATTCAGCAGGCCAGCTACGCGCAGGGCTATCAGGAGTACGAAGGCGCGGTGGGCGGCGAAGAACAACTGGCGCAGGGCTGGAATCCGAACAGCTTTGCAGGCAGCGCTAACAATGCGGCGAGCACGGTCAACAGCGAGGCCAACGCGATTGCCCAGGAGCAGAACTCCATCTGGACGAGCGTGTTTGGCGCACTGGGCGGAATCGCCGGGCAAGCGGTTGGCGCGGCAATCTAAGCGTGGGGATAAGGAGCAGACATGCCATTCGATGAAGAAGAAGACGTCTCTGGTACAAATGGCTCCAGCGCGGGTGCGGACCCTTCCCCCTCACCCGACGCTGGCGGCGGCGCGGGGGCGTCCACCCCGACACCCGCGCCGCAGAATGCCAACGCTGGCCAGATGCAATCGGTGGGCGCAACGCCCCCCGGAGAGCAGCCGGACTCCGCACAGCCACAGCAGCCGCAGGCGGAGAAGCCTTGGTATCAGCGCGTGTACAGCGGAGTGCTGGACGCGCTGGGCGGCAGCAACCAGGTGATGCTGGAGCGCGATCCGCAGACGGGCAAGATGGTGGCGACCGCGACGAAGAGCGGGCCGGGCCAGCAGTGGAAGCGCATCATCGCAGGCGCAATCTCCGGAGCTGGCAGCGCGATGGCCCACGCGGGCACCGGGCCGGGCGCTTCGATTCGCGGAGCCGGGCTGGGCGTGGAAGCGGGCATGAAGATGCGCACCGACCAGGCGCAGCAGGCCCGCACCGACGCCAACGAGGACTTCGAGCAGCAGCAGACCGCCGCGCTCAACAAGGCGCGCACCGCCGAGCTTTCGCAGCAGGGCGCGAAGGCCGCATGGGAGCTGGGCTGGGAAAAGCAGAAGGCGCTGCAAGGGCAGCTCGACTTGGAGAACCAATGGAACGACCGTATAGCCCAGGCGGGCGAAGGCAGCGGCGATCTTGGAGTCTTTCCGACATTCAAGGACTACATCGCGGCGACCAAAGAGAACCCGGAGCTGCACGACGCACAGGCCCACGGCCAGCTCTACGCGATCACGCATGTGAACGCCGATGGAGTGCAGGACGGCATACATGTTTACCGCGTGACGCCGGGCTGGAAGGACCAGAAGACTACCGAGGCCACGCCTTTCCCGGTGGTGAAGCCGGGAGACAAGCTGGGCGACCCGCCGCGCTTCGAGACGCAGACTATCCCGGCTGGAGCCATGACCAACGGCCAGGCGATGGACTATGTGCAGGCGCAGAACAACAAGGCGCTGGATATGCAGCTCAAGACGCTGGACACGCAGGCGCAGATCAAGCAGAGGAATGCGGCGGCAGACAAGAGCGAGCGGCCCGCGGAGCCCAGGGGCGGGGCAGCGGCGGCGGGAACGCCGGAAGATGCGCATATCGCCACGCTGGGAGAGGCCATCGCGCGCGGAGCACTGACGGAGGACCAGATTCCGGGATTCAGCAAGCTGAAGCCGCAGATCGAAGCATATCTTTCCGACCATCATCCGAATTTGGATCAAAGCTCGGTGCTGCTGACAGGATCGGAAAGAAAGCAAGCTGATCTAGCCCGCAACGCCCTACATAACCTTGAGGACATTGGGCAGCGGATTGCGCGACGTCCGGATCTGGTTGGGGTGATTCAAGGCCGGGTGAGCCAGGGAAAGAATCTGGCGGGAACCAACGATCCCGATCTGGCAGCAATCGATACCGCGCTGGACAACTATGCGCTGGCCGCGACCGGCGCACATGGGGTGCGAGCGGTGGAAGCGCGCAAGGATGCCAAGCAAGCGATTCTCAACGGCTTCAAGAATGGGCCGCAGGGAGTGCAATCGGCAGTGCAGACGGCGCGGGGAAGCCTGAGCAACCTGGCCAGCGTGGGAAAACCGCGCGGCATAGATGGATCGCCCTACGTGTACAAGACGCAGCCGCAGGGCAATCCCGGACCGCAACAGCCGCAAGCCCAGCCGCAGGGTGGTTTTGACCCCAGCAAATTCGCGGTGGCCAACTGATGAGTACACAGCCTGTAATGCCCAACCCGGAAACCTCGAACTCTGATCCGAGTTCCTTTGCGAATGTGCCGTTTCCGCAAGGACAGCAGGGACAATCAGCTACGGATCAGTTTGAAACCTGGTCACCGATGGTGTTCGGCGACGGCCAACCGGCGCGCTGGATTCCCGGATCGCAAGCCAACGCCGCTTTGCAGCACGGCGGTGAATTCGCAACCAAAATGACATTTCAGGATGGGGTGAACCGCTGGATACCCGACTCGCAAAAGCAGGCGGCGATCCAGCATGGCGGAAAAATAGCGCCCGGTTTTGTGGCGTCTACGACGCAAGACCCATCGAAGACCCCGCCGCCGCCCCCTGAAAAGGGATGGTTTCAGCGTACCGGAGACGCCATCGGAAACAACGATGTGGTGCGCGAGATCGGCGGCGACGTGCATAACATGCTGGACATCCTCACCGGGGAGCATCCTGTCCAGGACTTACTGGGTGGAGTGCAGGGCGACCCGAGCGGCATCAAGAACCCGAATGCCGGATGGGGATCGAAGATAGTCGCCAACTTAGCCGAGTTACTAACTGGCGAGGGCGAGGCGAAGGCGGTTATGAGCGCGCCCGTATTCGCGCAGCGCCTGGCCGAAGTCAGCAAGGCGGCGCAGACGCTGGGCAAGTATCCCAAGCTGATGATGGCGATTAAAGCCGGAGGCGAGGCCGGGACGCAGAGCCTGCTACAAGGCAAGGGCGCACAGCAGGCCGCCGAGGATGCCGCCACCGGCGCAGTGGCAGCGCCAGCCGTAGGCGCAACGCTGGAGGGCGCAGGCAACCTTGTGCGCAAGGCTGTGCAGAAGGTTGCGCCGCGCACCGTAGACGTGGCGGGCGAGACCATCCCCGTGCTGGCCAACCAGGTGGACCGCGAAGGAACGCTGACGGGAGCCACAGCCCGCGAGACCGGCGCGCCCGAGATCGAACAGGCGCAGCAGGCCGGAGCGCAGCAGGCCGTGGAGAATCTTGCGCAGAAGGCAACGCGCAACTCGCTGGACCGGTTGAATCTGAGCAGGCCGCAGAACGCTGCCGCGCCCGGTGTGCCGCAGCTCCCAGCTCCGGAGGGCGCAGAGCCGTTCCAGTTCACGCTGGAGGGCACACCAACGAGCGAAGAAGATACCGGAGACCTGTTGCATCCAGCGCGCAAAAAACAGATTGGAACGGCCTATGAAGAGCGCTCCAATCCGCAGCAGTTCAATCGAGCGCAAGCGCTAGAGCCGTATGGCATAACCGCGGAAAGCGAAGGCGTACCGATCTCGGACGGATTGGAGGATATTCCAGGACGCGAGCCCAAGCCGTCAGGAGAAACAAACAGCCGAGGCGTGAGAAAGGTGCCCGTCTTCCAAAGTCTCACAGAGTCAAAGCCGGGATCGACGCCGAGGCAAACTACTGTGAGCGGTGGCGGCAACCTCACCACCACCAACCCCACCGAGGCGGCCACATGGCTCCAGCAGCTTGACGACATTCGCAACTCGAGCGAGTACCGCAAGCTGCCGGACGCGCAGCGCAGCCAGATCGACGCGGCGCATAAGGCGCTCGAAGATCAACTGGGCATGTACTACAGCTCGCCCTATGCCCAGCGCTTCGCGCCCGTGGACGTGGAAGGAGCGCTCCAGCATGTGCAGACCTTCGGGGACGCGGCGGCGCAGCTCCGTGCGGCCACCGAGCCGGTTTACCAGACGCTGGACCGCGTGAGCGGCGGCGACTTCGGCAAATGGCGCGATGCTTCACAGGCGGCGCTGCGCGTGATCCGCAACGGCACCACCATCGAAGGCATCGAGAACGCGGAGACGCGCTACGCCGAAGCCAACGCCCGCATGAACGACATCATCGACCACAACCGTGGAGCGGTGAGCCAGGGCGACTATCAGGCGATCAAGGCCGCGTACCGTGACAGCTACCCGCTCCAGCAGCTCCACGCGGTGATGGAACGGATGATGGGCGGCGTGACCACGGAAGAGACGGCCAGCGGGCTGCCGCGCGTCTTCACCGGCAACGTGGAAGCGCTGGAGAGCTTCCTGTCCAAAGACAGCAACCGCGCGGACGTGCAGCGCGTCATCGGCCAGGACGGAATCGTGAACCTGAAGAAGCTGGCCGTGCTGATGGGAGACGCGAACAGCGTGCGCTCCACCAACACCGTGCTGCGCGAGACAGCAAAGCAGCTCGCCATGCGCATGGGACATGCGGGCACCGGCGCTTTGATCGGCGGCGTGGTAGGCCACGCGCTGGGGATCGGCACCGAGCAAGGCGCGCTGGGGGGCGCACTCACCGCCGATGGAATGCGGGCCGTGCTGCGCTACGCGGCCACCAACCCGCGCATCGGCAACATGGTGGAGTTCGCAGCCACGCACAAGGTTGACCCGAACGTCTATGGACCAGCCATTGCTTCGGCGATTGCAGCGGTGCGAGGCGGCGGGCAGCAACAACAACAAGAGGAGGAACCGCAAGATGCAAATCGATGAGGAAGGCATCGAGAGCACAGAGACGTTCGAGGGGCTGCGCCTCACGAGCTATCAGGACGGCGGCGGTGTCTGGACGGTTGGCTACGGCCACACCGGGCCGGATGTGAAGCCGGGCATGACCATCAGCCAGGGGCAGGCAGAGAGCTATCTGCGCACTGACCTTGTAACCGCAGTCAACGCCGTGGAAAAGGAAGTGAAGGTGCCGCTGACGCAAGGCGAGTTCGATGCGCTGGTGGACTTCACTTTCAATCTGGGAGCCGGAGCGTTGCAGAAGTCCACGCTGCTGCGCTTGCTGAATGAAGGCAAGTACGAGCTGGCCGCCGCACAGTTCGCGCGCTGGGACCACATCGGAGCGCAGGCCGTGGCCGGGCTGCTACGGCGGCGCGTGGCCGAAGCGAAAGAGTTCAGCGGGGTGACAGCATGAGCAACATCCACATCGCCATCGAGCACCAGGCCGCGCCCACGCTGAAGTACGATGCAGTGCTGGCGCGCGAAAACGCTTTGATCCGAGACCCGAACGACCGGCGCGACTGGGACGCCTTCGATTGGGAGATGCACGCTCCCGGCCACGATGACCCGAACATCGCGCTGTTGCGGCGCGACACGAAGAGCGACCCGTGGAGCGAGGAAAACTGCGAGCTGTTCGAGATGAACTGCGCGCGATCCGCGTGGATGCGCTGGCAGGGACAAGAGCGCTGGCAGGGCCGCAAGAACGAGGAAGAGCGGCTTGTCAACATCCTGCACCCGCTGGCGGTGATGCGGAAGCTGCGCAACGCTGGCGTGGACGCGCGCGGCGAGGAGCACCCCAACGCCACCATCTGGCTCAATGAGCAGATCGGGCTGGGGCGCATCGGCGTGAATGCGTGGGTTAACCCCGTCGAGACAGACGAGGAAGGCTACCTCGAAGAGCTGCGGCAGGCGCGGGACGAAGGATTCGGCCAGCACAAAATCGACCGGATCACGGAGAACTATTACGCCTGCCGAGACCGGCGCAAGATCAAGCGGACGCTGACCACGCTCCAGTATCCCTATGGGCCGGAGTTCAGCATCATGCGCTTCGACAAGCACAACGTGCCGACGAAGGAAAAGTATCGCGGCTGGCGCACGGCAATGCTGGTGCTGATCTATGCGGGCATCCTCACGGAAGCCCAGGTGGATGCAGCTTTCGGGCCGCCCATCGGAGCGGCCAGCGAGTTCTACCGGCAGCAGCTCTACACGCTGCGGCAGGTGCGAGCGAACGGGGGTGTGTCGTGATTGTCATCCTCAACGGCAAAGACCGCGCGGCAGTGCAGAATACGGACCTCTGCAAAGACTGCCGCTACTTCCACGAGCACGTCTACGCGCACAACAACCGCGTGGAGAAGACGTGCCACGTAGCCTCTGAAATCATGCGCCTCAAAGGGCCGGTGGCGCAATGCAATGACTACTTCACCAGGACTCAGCCGTATCTGAGCGAGATGAAGGATATTGCATGGACCATCGAGCGCCGAGGCACAACCGGCTTCAAGGCCGAGGCACCGGAGAGGAAGCTGTGAAGGCTGAAACCTTTGTGCGGGCGCATGTGGCTGGCTACTGCATCACGGAAGCCGCGCACCATGGCGGCGTGAAGAACATGCTGGCCGTGGCGCATGTGCTGCGCAATCGCGTGATGGATGGCTGGGGCGACTGGTACGAAGTATGGCTCACCGCTCCGGCCAAACGCGGCGCGATCTACGAGGCCAAATCGCCGGACCTGCGCAACAGCCAGGTGCGGCTTTTCCTGCAACGGGTGGATGGCATCTTCGACGGCACCGAGGAAGAAGACCCAACCAACGGCGCACTGTACTACACTGAGGCGCATCTGCCCCAGACCCTCTGGTTTCAAGAAAGCATACTGGCCAACAAAGAGGACTTCCGCAAGGTGGCCCAGGTTGGTTCGGTGTGGTTTTTCAAAGGAGTTGAATAGATGGCTGTTTCTCCGTTTGTCACACTCACGGCCAACCTTCAAAGCATCCTTGGAGATGCGGAGCTGGGCGGCGCGGCGATCATGATAACGCTGTGCGGCTACGGCCAGACCATCCCAGTGGTGCCGGGCCAAGGTGTGCTGGCGGATGCCGGTGTGCCGCAGGTGATTGTGCAGAGCGGGTCGACGCCCATCAGCGTGGAGCTGTTCAGCAATGCGCAGATTACGCCGGCTACAACTTTTTACGAAATTGCGGTGATCGACGAGAACGAAAATGTGATTCAAAGCGCCAACTATCAGTTCAATCAAACCAGCGCAGGGAGTGTCGATTTAAGCGATTTGATTCCAATCGTAGGTCCGGTAGGACAGTTGGTGATGGAAGCGACTGCGGGAAGCTATCCAGGCAAAGATTTTACCCTAACTTATAACCCGTTCAATGAAATATTGATAGGGCTGTTTTACCGGGGAGTACTCCAGCGACCGGGAATCGACTACGATATTTCGGGAAATGGAGTCACTCTGACTTTTCCAGCCACCTTGGACGCGGAGGGGAATCCCACGCTGTGGGCTGTCTACCAAACGAGCGGCACAGCAATGTTGCCGTTCCCTCTGGTGATCATCCCCAGCGGAGCAATGCCGGGCACGGTCTACACGCTGCCGTCAACGGGCACCGTGCTGGCGCTCTATTACAACGGTATTTTCCAGCGGCCGGGAATCGACTACACTGTGAGCGGCGCAACTCTCAATCTCAACTTTTCAACCAGATCAGGAGCGAGCTTATATGCGATTTTGCTTCCGAATTAGCGCGGCGTTTGCCTTATTGTTCGCGGTGGCCACGGCTGGGGCGCAGCAAGTGATCGACCCGACGACTCAAATTCAATGGCCGCTGATCGCGGGAGCGGGAACGCCGACGAGTTTAAGCATCGCCTGCTCTAGCGTCAACTACGGACAACCTTTCTTGGATACCGCCACCACGCTGAATACCAACTACACCTGCGGGACTACAGGTTGGCAAACCTCGCCGGGAACCGGCACAATCACAGCAGTGTCGCCAGGGAACGGGCTGAGCGGCGGCGGCAGCGCGGGCGCGGTGACGCTCAGTTGCGCGCAGGCGAGCAGCAGCGTGGCCGGTTGCGTGGAAGTGGACGGCACAACCATCATGGCGGCGAGCGGGGTAATCAGCGCGGTCGGCGGCGCGACCTTTACTCCATCTGCAATTCAGTTTGCTACGAGTACGACGTTGTCTCGCGCGGCAACGTCTGCGGACTTGGTGGCACTATTTACGGGATGTTCCACTGGCGCGCCTTTACTGTCTTTCACGGGGGGTTGTGCTACGGCAACGGGAATTTCGGGCTTGGCATCGGACGGCAACAGCGGCAATCCGGGCATCACGGTGCAAGGCAGCTCGGAAGTTGGCGGCTATCACACCACATTTAAATGCACGGGTGCGGACCCTGCGGACGGCAATGGCATCAATGCCAAGCTGGCTGCTACTGGGGCTGGCACGGTCGTCGAATTGACCGGAGGCACTTGCCTGGACGAGACGGTGACCATCGTGGGCCACTCGGGCCAAGTGCTCGATGGGGACCGGGCAACGACGCTGATCTTGCAGCCTTCCGCCGTGCCGAGTCCCGCTTATACCGGGTTGCTGACCAATGCCGCGGCAAACGAGACTGCCAGCCGGACGTGCTCGGATATTGCTACGACGCTCGGATCGAACATCATCACTTCGGCTAGCGGATGTCAGTTCGCGGCAACGGATGTGGGATCGACAATCAACTTGGCCGGGGTGCTTCCGGCGCTTACCGAGCAGGGCGTGTCGATTCCCACGGCGCAGGCTTTTACCATCCGTTCGCAAGTAAGCGCAACCGAGGCTGTTCTCACGCAGCCGGTGCCTACGACCAATACGGGGATCACCGGCAGCTTTTATCCGCGGGACGATAGCTTCACGCTGCGCGGACTAACTATTGTGAACAATGGTCCTGGATGTGGATCGGGAGTCAACGACAATTGGTGGGCTACGGTCTTCGGCAACATCAACCACTTGCTTATTCAGGACGTGAAATTTCAGAACGGCACCACCGGCCAGACGACGGGCAATGGATGCAAGCAGGTGCTCTTTTACAACACGGCAGAAACGCGGCTCATCGACAACACATGCCTGACGTGGAGCATCTATGAGGATTGCTATGATGTCTTTGCCAACAACGAAGATGGCCAGATCAAGGGCCAGATGGGGGCCTCCGGCGACGATGGCGTAGCGATGCAATCGACCACCAACGGTTTCTACAGCGCGTTCCCCTTTCAGGGCGCAAACGTAGGCTGGACTATCGACGGCAATACGATGGCGTCTGCTACGGCTATCGTAAAGATGTACGGCGCGGACCAGTATGGGTACTTGCCCAACAACAACATCACCGTTTCGCACACCAAGTGCCTTCAGGCCGTGCCGGGAACCACGTCTGCGACCAATCCTTTTACGCAAACGGGAGTGCTGATCGCCAGCGGGACCGAGAACAATGTCACCGTGGACGACATGAGCGGCGCTTGCGCCGTCGATTTGAAGATGTCCGGCGCGTTTGTCACTCATCTCATCGCTAATAACTTGCAGCAAGATCCTACGACCGAGGCCAATCATCTCGTTTACATCTTCGGCTCAAGCTACGCGACTTCGCCGGTCTATTCCGATCTGGCGTTCACCAATATCAAGTATGACGGGACAGCGCAGGCGACGCTCATTTACGGCACCGATGCAGGAGCGACTATCAACGGACTGCGGGTGGATGGCTTCAGCATTCCTAATATGATTTACACGACGGCATCTGCTCCCCCGATAAACATCAATGCCACGGCGATCAACGGGCCGATTCTCTTTTCTCGCTTCGCTATTCCGGTAGCCTCGGCTACGGCCAACGTGCCGACAGTCTATCTTGGACCTGCGACGGGAATTTCGACGACCATCGCTTTGGGCAATATCACGGTATCGGATTCTATTTTCAACACGACGGCGGGAACGGATGGCCAGTTTCCTGTAATCCATCCAGAAAATATGTCCACGTCACCCCTTGTCACCTTCCGCAACAACATCTTGACAAGTGCAACAAGTAGCACGAACGCGGCTTTCTTTGGTTCGTACACTACCGGCAGTCCGGGGACGTTGGGCGTTTCGAGTTTCATCTTTGAGGGCAACGTACTCAGCAACGTGACCGGCTGTATCAACGAAATCAATGGCAGCACGGCCTATCTTACCGGATGGTCGACGGCTACCAGCTTCAACAATTCCTACACATCGCTGGGAAATTCGGCGACCTGCCCGCCAGCGACGCAGGTCGGGCCGGAGACCGTGGCTGGGGCAGTGACGAGGATTGGCGCGGAAGCAGGGTACGACAAAATATCGCTGAATGGCACGACGGCACCTACGGTGGGAACCCTGACTACGGCATCTGGAGTGACCGGAGGAAGTCTCTCGGATTCGACGGCTTACTACTACGTGGTGTGCTCGACCAATAGCGTAGGCACCCATTGCAGCTCGGAAAAGACCATCACGACGGGCAGCGGCACTCCGGCCAATCAGAGCACCATCACCATCCCAATCTCGACGCAAGGGTTGGGCGCTACCAGCTATACATTCGGGCGCGGGACGACGAGCGGTGGGGAGTTGACTTGCTCCTCTCCTTTGGTTGGAGTAGCGCCGTACATCAGCACGATTACCGATGTGGGGGCTACCTGCTCCGGAGCGGCCCTGGCACCATCGTCGAATACCAGCTACCCCACCATCACGCTTCCCAATCCAACGGGAACGGCGGTTACGGTAAGCGGTCCGGCGGCTTCTGGTCAGCTCACAACCACCGCTCAGTTATCATCCATACGTGCTGGCACGTGGACGATTAGCTCAGCCACCAGCGTGATCGTAACTTTCGCTACCGCAATGTCCGCTACCCCCACCACTTGCACACCTACCCCGACTAGCAGTTCAGCTACCACGGGGCAACCCTTTCCCTCGTCGACTTCAACGACCGGGTTTACCGTAAATGTACCTGTTAGCGGTACGATTTCCGGAACCTATCTATGCGCTGTCAACGGGAGCAATTAATCATGAAGAAAGCTCTTACCGTGCTTGCAATTATCGGGATGCTGGCGATTATCGCCTGGTGCAACGGTTGCGCGAAGCCAAAGCAGGTTGCGGCCACTGCTCCGGCTTTCGAGTGTCCGGCGCGTAGCTTGGTGCTGGACGCATCGGTGACCGGTAAGCGGACGTGCTCGCCGCCATGCCCGGAAGGGTATGAACCGCAATCGTTCGTTGCGCGTTATCTACCTGGCAGCCAGCATGGGCTGAGTTCGCAAGGGACGCTGTTGATTCAGTATGCGCATGGGATGCTGGAGTGCAAAGCCAAATAGAAAAGGGGAGTATTATGTCTTCAACCTTCCAATTGAACCCAAGGGAGCTAACGGGCATGGACCAAACAGCGTTCCTCCATCTCGATAACAAGATCGCTACTGTGCAGCAGGAAGCCGCGCAGCGCATGGACGGAGCCGAAACGAGGATGACGGTACAGGTCAGTTCCGTGCGCAGCGAGATGTCCGGGTTCATGCAGGAGATAAGAGGAGAGCTGAAGGCCCTGAACGCCAGCAACAGTAAGGAAGCCGGCACGAGAGACTATCGTATGTGGCTCATCCCGATTCTGATTTCGCTGGCCGAGCTCGGCCGCGATTTGTTTCACCACTAACCGGCGCGGCGATCCGCGAAGAGGAAGGAATTCCATCATGGGACTGAATCTTACAGCTCTGCCTGGCGACATCTCTACCGAAGTCGCCGCCATCGAAAAGATCGTTGCGGGTGTGACGAAGCTGGTAGCCGACGCCAAGGCCCAGGGCTTGACCAGCGTAACCATCGCCGACCTCGAAGCGCTGCTGCCCGACGCGGAAGCCGCTGTTACGGGCGCTGAGAAAGTCGCAGCCGACCTGTAAGCCATGCCGACCGCAACCTACAGCCGTAACCCGATCCTCGACGGTATCGAACATCTCGGCCACTGGATTCATGTGGGCGAGCGCGATACCGTTGGGGTCGCGCTCCACATCGTGAGGGACGGCCTTGTGGTCAGCGCGGAGTTCAAACAGCAGTTCCCCACGCTGGCGCAAGAGACCGGCGCGGTGGCCGCAGACATCCTGCAATGCAAGGCGCTGGGCGTAGCGATTGCGGCAGTGGTGGCGGCGGGAGGGGCGAATCTCGCGGCGGATGCCGCCGTGCTGGCCGCGCTGGTGACAGACGGCCCGGCCATCATCAAGGCTTTTGCTGACGCGGGACAGCTTGCGGCGACCGTAGGGGCCGACGTAAAGCAGGACGTGGCCAGCTTATAGAGCTTGGGACGCACCCGCCGAGCCAGGCTGTGCGGCGGGGCCATCCCGAGGTACGGAGAAGAGAGGAAGGTCGCGGAGAATCGCCAGAGCCAGAGGGCCGCCCAGATCGGGTGGCCTTTCTGTTTCTCGCACAGTTTTGTGTTGACACGGAATTGTGCGCACGATACAGTGTTGGGTAGTAGTTCGGAGCCACCTTATGAAAGATGAACCGATATGCGAATTCAGCCCGGCCTACGGCATGGGCTTGACCTCAATCCTCGCAGCCGAGCAGCAGGCGCAGATGGGCATCACCAACGCGGCGCTCGACATCCTCACCGGCACGAAGACGAATTTTCTTGAAGAAATCATCGATGAAAAGGTGATTGAAGATTGCGAGATCAACAACGCCTGCCATGCAGGATTGAATTGGCTTAAAGCGACACCGCGAACCTATACCGCTCTGCGCGAAAAAAGTATTGACTGGTATCAATGGCTCGCTCGCCAGTCAACTCTTGCAGCGGTGCTGGAGAAGCTGGCGCTGGACTCGGATGCCGACGTTCGGATGTGCGTGGCGCAGAACGCCCAGGTGCCCGCAGCGGTGCTGGAGAAGCTGGCGCTGGACTCGGATGCCTACGTTCGGAGGGGAGTCGCGCAGAACGCCCAGGTGCCCGCAGCGGTGCTGGAGAAGCTGGCGCTGGACTCGGATGCCTACGTTCGGAGGTTCGTCGCGCAGAACGCCCAGATGCCCGCAGCGGTGCTGGAGAAGCTGGCGCTGGACTCGGATGCCTCCGTTCGGATGTGCGTGGCGCAGAACGCCCAGGTGCCCGCAGCGGTGCTGGAGAAGCTGGCGCTGGACTCGGATGCCTACGTTCGGAGGGGAGTCGCGCAGAACGCCCAGGTGCCCGCAGCGGTGCTGGAGAAGCTGGCGCTGGACTCGGATGCCGACGTTCGGAGGTTCGTCGCGCAGAACGCCCAGGTGCCCGCAGCGGTGCTGGAGAAGCTGGCGCTGGACTCGGATGCCGACGTTCGGAGGAAAGCGAAAAAAGCGCTGAAGGCGCTCGGGCAGTAATCGTCCGCTGCGCCTTCAGCGCAAGCGGCCACAACCGTAAAGGAAAGAATTATGAACATACCTTGCCTGAGTCTCTGGCAGCCATGGGCCAGCGTCATCTTCGCCATTGACCCCGAGACGAAGACACCGGCCAAGATCGACGAGACGCGCGGGTGGCCCACCCACCTGCGCGGCCTGATAGCGATCCACGCGAGCAAGCATCCCGTGGGAGCCGATGACCAGCGTTACTACGGGCGCGAGGTTCACCGGCTGGGCTTGCAGTTCAGCTCCATGCCCTTCGGCAAAATCATCGGCACCGTGGAGCTGGTGAACTGCCGCCGCACGGTGGCCGTGGTACCCACCCGCAGCGATGCCCAGCTCTTCTGGGGCAATTACGAAGAGATCGAGGACGGCAAGCGGCGCTACGCCTTCGAGCTGCGCAACCCCGTGCTGCTCCCCGAGCCGATTCCGTTTGTGGGACGGCAGGGATTCTTCAACGTGGAGCTGTCAGACGCCCACTAAACCGCAACCATCAACCCCGACTTCGGGAAGGGAGACGGCAATGATTTTAGGATTCGGAAGCACCGAAACAGAAGTGGAGCAACGCGAAGGTCAATGGGTGACCGAGCTGCTGAAGGAAGAGCTATCGACGGCACCGGCGCTGCGCGAGTTTTTCCATAACCAAACGATTGATCTGCTACGAGGAAAGTTGAAAGACCGAAGCGAATCCCTCAAAGCCGAGGCAGAAACCTACCGCACCGCAACGAGCTTTCCAGACCGTTACTCCACCTACTGGTTTTCGATTCTGCATGACGCCTGCAATGTGGTGGTCATCTTCCGTTTTTCTCACTACAACCGCCGCCACCCGTTTTCGCCAGATGGCTGGGCAATGTGGCAGCACGTCTATCTGCACTACGTAGACCTTGACGACGTGAAGGAATAGGCGCAACCGCAACCATCAACCCCGACTTCGGGAAGGGAGACGGATCGACATGGACACACGGCTTTTCAATCACTTTGTAGAGACCGAGGCTTGCTCAGACCAGAGCGAGGGCACCGAAAGGATGCTCTCACTGATTCCCCAGGTGCCCGGCCTGATGCACACGCTACAGACGCGCTGGAGGCGCGTTCACGGGTCGCAGCTCCGGCTGCCGGCCGAAACGCTCGAAGAAGGCACAGCGGCCTACGCCGCCGCGCTTGCCGAGTTCTACGCCGCAATGGGCCACGCGCTCAGCATCGGCTACGCGGCAGGCTACAGCTACGCCCAGACCGAGGCCGCAGGCAACATCAGCGGCGCTTCGCTGGACGAGCTGGACAATGTGCCCATCAGCACCATCCCGCTGCGCTCAGAAACATGGGTGCAGAACACGGCGGACGGATGGGTGGCCCGGTGCCCGCACTGCACATGGTTCCAACTGGTGGCGTACCGCAGGGGTGTGCCAGCGACCGAACCCAAACCGCTGGAGCTGGCCCGTGCAGCAGCCCGCGAGCACGTCTGCGCAGCCGAGAGGCCGTCCCAGCGTACTGCGGCTTGACATGCGGGCTGTGCTCCACGAGCAACGAATATCCAGAGAGAGAGGGGAAAGGCTTATGCGGAAATTTACGGTGCGCGTGGAGACGTACATCGACGTTGAAGTTGACGAGACCAAGTTCACGCCCGAGTTCATGGAGAAATTTCGGGAATACTTTTTCCCGTTCCAGTCCATTGAGGAGCACGTCGGCCATCTGGGGGCGTGTTTCGCCAACAAGATGATTTCGGGCGATGGCTTCATTGAAGGGTACGGAGAGGCAAAGGACTTTGGACTGAAATTCACCGATGAAGGCACAGAAGCCGACATCCTTTGAGGAGACACATGGCCCGTAGCAAGCCAAAAGCAATCGTGGTGCCGGAGGGCGCGCTTTCCGCGAAAGACTTCGTGGAATCCAAGCTGCGCCCCGCCGTTGCCGAAGAGGGAGCCGCCGCCGTCGCAGCCAGGGCAGAGATCAGCGTTTCGCTGCTGCACATGGTGCTGCGAGGCGAGCGGCTGCCCAATCACCAGCTCGCGGGATCACTGGGGTGTGACGTGCGCGAGCTGCGGTTCTACATCCCGAGGAAGTGAGGAGCCATGAGCTTTAACAGCAAGTGTCTGGAGTTAGCGAGGTACTTCCTTGACGGCGTGGACAAGGAATTACCGGAAGATTCGCCGGTAGTCGTCTACACCGCCGAAAACATAGACCGGCTGGCCCAAGTGATTCAGGATGCAATCGAAGATGAGATTGACAACCTGAAAAATCCCAAGCCAAGCGGCCCACCAATGCCTGAGCCATCGCCGACCGGGACGCGCCAGTTTGTAAGGGAGCCGGAGCCATGACCGAGGCCGTGTCATGCACCATCTGCAACGATCAGGGCTTTTTGCGAACTGAAACAAAAAGCATTAGAAAATGTATCTGCATTCAGGAGCGAGAAGTTCGCTGGCGGGTGGCGCGCAGCGGGATTCCCGTAGGCTATGAGGGCGCGAGCTTCGAGCGCTTCCAAGCACAATCCTTTACCCAGCGCGCGCTGCTGATGGCGCGCCGCTTCACTGAGAGCTACCTGCCTACCAATGCTCTGGGATCGGAGCCACGGGGCATTCTCTTCACCGGCAGCGTGGGCACCGGCAAGACACACCTTGCCGTAAGCATCCTGCGTGCCGTCATCATCGAGCGCGGGGCCGATGGCATCTTCGTGGACACACGAGACATGCTGGCCAGGCTGCGGGCGAGCTACGGCCAGGACGCCACCGAGAGCGAGTTCAGCATCTTGCAGCCGTTGTTCAAGGCAGACATCGTGGTGCTGGATGAGCTGGGCGCGGTGAGGCCGAGCGACTGGGCTTTCGAGATGACCGAGCTGGTGATTGGAAAGCTGTACAGCGCGAACAAGGCGGCCATCGTGACCTCAAACTTTCCGAACGCCGCACCGGGCGGCACCAGCTCACAAACAGGCTACGAACGCGCCGCGCGGCAGGAGACGCTGGGAGACCGGATCGGCGCGCGCATGTGGAGCCGACTACAGCAGATGTGTGTGCCCGTCGAAATGATCGGACCGGACTTCAGAGTGGGGGGAAGAAAATGATGACACCTGATGAGCTTCAAGAAGCCATCGGCAAACATGTCGCACCAAGTGACGAAAGATATGGCTGGATATACCATCGCGGATGGTTGTTCATATCTCCTTTCATCTGCATGGGATGCGGTATAGAAGTCAGCGCTAGACAATACGCATTTTCGCGCTCTTGCGGGCCGTGCGACATTTCATCCTCGAAAACACGGAGATTATTGAGAGGTAAATGCTTCGCCGGAAAGCGGATTCTTATCGATCCAGATCACTTCCACTTCATTCCAGAAGATGATTTTGTAGACGCTGAAAAGCGCTTGGACTATCCGTTGCTGTGGACACCGCCGAGCCCGCCGAGATCGCCGAGATTGCACTTCAGAGTGGGGGGAAGGCGATGAGTTGCGAACCACAGTTTGAAGTGGAGCTGCGACGGCTGCGGCTGGTGCCCAGCTATGAGGCCACACAGAGCGCGGCGCTGCGGCGCTGGGTGGATGCGCACTGGCGCACTCACTATGTTCCCGAAGAACTGCTGGTGATTTGGGGATACAACCAAAGTCTGATGCCTGAGCCTGGCTATGCCGACTTGAAGCAGATACGCACGGCCGCGCCGAAAAACTCAGCCGCGTGGCGGCGGTAGAAGAAGAAGCTGCCGCAGAGTGTGAAACCGACCCATAACAACATGATTGTTATCGGGGCATAACCCAGCGGCGCGAGGCCGCACCGGAGACCAACATGCGAGTGAATATCTACGCCGAAGAGATGACCGGCAACGTCGAGCTGGTGACGAAGACGGTAGAAGGGCAGGAGTTTGCAGCCGTGCGATTCTGGCTGTATCTGCCTGCGACGATGCGAACCCAACTGCGCACCGAGAGCGGCGTCACCCTGCCGAGGGATAAGCACGGCAACACACAGGTGCGCGGGCCGTTCCTGCACCGGCCAGGAGACGACGACAGCAGCGCGGTGACGTTCTGGGGCAAGCGAGAGCTGCGCAGCGTTCTGGCGCGCGCCCTGGGGCTGCTGGATGCGTACTATGGCGTGACTGACACCGAGCTGGTGACGCCTGAAGACGAAGCCGAGGCCGCGCGGTACGTCGAAGCCTTCGCGCCCACGGAAAACAACCTGCGAGTCATCGCAGCGGAGAGCATGAGCTACAAGCGCCAGCTCGCCCAGAGCACGGTGAAGCTGGAAGGCATCATCGACCAGTTTGTGAACGTGTATGGCGAAGTGGCCGTGCCCAGCATCCTGATGAAAGAGGCCGCGCAGCTCTGGCGCGAATACTACGAGTGGAGCGGCAATCACATGATCCTGACCGAGGAAGGCTGGGAGCCAGGGGACGCGAAAGAAAGCTATACCGCGCTGGCGCTGGAAGAGGACCGGGACATCAGCAACTACATCACGGACGAAGTGAACGCGCCCGCGTAAGAGGCCGGACGCGAGAACGCCCGCTGGTGAGCTGCCAGCGGGCGTTTCTGTTTGTGTAGCGGGATCTCGCTCAGGCCGGTTTGCGGCAGCGGTCTAGCAGCTCCGCAGCGTGATTGAGCTGGTACAGCGGCACCTTCTCTTTCAGCAGGAGATGCAGCGCGGTGGTGCCGGTGCCGTGTAGGACTTCGGCGCAGCGATCGAGCCACCATTCGGCTTGCCCAGGGGTGAAGTTGGGCACGGTGGTGGACTCGAATCCAAGCCGATAGAGGATGTTGTAAGCGGCGTTGCGATAGGTCAAATCGTTGAGCAAATCGCCAGAGTGCATCGAGACATGAACGGTGTTTTCAGACATTGTTAGACCCCTTCCTTTGTTGGCTTCACGATGTTGAGGGCGTGAGCTATGCGCTTCGCCAGTGTCTTGGATACGGCGGTGGCCACACACACGCCGCCTTGCATCACGTTGCAGCCCACGTTTACGAACCGGAGCTGCGCGGCTTTGGCGGTCGATTCGCTCACTGCTGTGCCTCCTGTAGCCATTACCAATCGGCGTTCTCTGGGCCGTGCTCACCCGTGGTGGGCCAGTTGCCGGTGTCGAGGCAGTCTACGAACCATGCAGCTCCGCAGCCTGCCAGATAGAGCGCCACGCCCAGCACGAACGCGGCGCAGAGAGTGGAGAGCGCGCGCTGCATCAGTTGCCCTCAACAGCCTTGCTCTTTGCATGGCCGCACAGAATCTCATCCCACATGCCCACGCCTTTATCGTGCAGCAGCTCATGCAGGCCGTCACTGGTGAGATTCTTCGAGGCATGTTGCAGCGCCCACATCAACGTGTCGAGACGTTGCCAGTTGGGGCCAGTTGCGTTCTCTGCGAAGTCTTTGGCGGCGCGCTCGAAGCTGCCGCGCAGCATAGATACAACCAAGGTTTTGTCAATTGCGATTGCCATGTTGCCTCTCCATGCCCGGCCATCGCGCCGAGCTGCGGTTGGACTACTTCGGAAGTTTGTGCATCGTGTACAGCCAAGTGAGCAGGACGCCTGCGAAGAAAGAGAGCACACAGCAGCGCATAGCTATGACACGATCCGAGGCCAGGTCTGCTTGCCTCCGCTGTAGATGGCCAGCGAAAGGCGATAATCGCGCGCTTCGTCTGGGCAAGCCTTGCGTACCATCTGCTCCGCTTCGTCGCGTGTATCGGCCCCTACGCAGCCGGAGCGTATATCTGTGCGAGAGCTGCCGGAGCCAAAGTAAAAATCGAAGCCCCATTTTTGAGCGGTGGGCACAGCGCCAGCTTGCGGGAGCTGGAAACGTACCAGCCATGACGGGCCGAAGGTGTTGCGAACCTGCTGGAGCGAGGCGGAATCGCAATCGCTGGGATAGTCGCCAGTTTCCCATGCGTGGCGCAGCTCTGACTTCCAGCGCCTGCCTTGAGCGGCTGCGAACTGTTGAAGGGCGGCGAACTGTTCGGTGGTGAGTGTCGATGTTTGCATTTCGGTCTCCATGCCTGCTACCAGCGCGGCAGGCGCGCGGTTGGTACAGCGCCTCATGGGTACGGGCGAACCCGCGTGGAACTGTTGCTCCCGGTGCAACAGCTATGCTATCAGCAGCTCTGTTTCCAGCTTCATCAGGGATTTACGTACTTGACTCCCGTTTCTTTGATTCCGCATCGCTTAGCCTCTCCAGGTAGAGTCGCGCTGTCTCTTCATCAGGGAACATCTGGAAGAGTTGGAAGGTGCTGATTGTCGATCTACTCATGATTCAATCCTTTGGCCAATAAGTGATGAGGCGCTTGTAGTTGACATATTGCTTCTTTTGTTGGATAACGCCTTCCGTGGTGAGGCGTTTCAGACATCCAAATACAACCTCTTTTGCGATCCCGAGGCTTCGCTCTATCTCAGTGAGAGAGCATCCCGGATGAGCCAACAACCATTCGTACACAACGTCTCGCGTATTCATTTGGACGGGCTTTCTGGCGGGTTACGTACGGCCCGAGGTTACCAACCTCACGCTCCACTTGCCGTGGATGCGGCGCGGCGGAGGTTACGCGATCTCTTCAATTTCCAAACGGTAGTCGCCAATGGTGATTGCACCGTACTTGAAAAGCTCCTGCATGGCGCGGTCGCAAGCTGGGTCGCCGTCTTCTACATTTTCATCGCCGCTCTCGTACCACTCGGTCGCGCTCCAATCAACATCTGCTGTCATGTTCACCGCTGCTGCTATCGCGGTAGACAGGTCGGGGCGGCTCTGATAGTGGCTCTTGCCAACTGCGTTGGTGCAGCATTCTGCATACAGCTGAGCAACGAGAAACTTGTGCCCGTCGAGCTTCGCCTCTTCGATTGCTTCGTTGCGGAGGGACTTCATGCCTGATTCGTAAAAGCTCATTTTTGATCTCCATGAGGCTGGTTGCCTCTGATGTATTTAAGGCAGTTGATTCCCTCACGTTTGCCAAGAAGAAAATGAGGGAATTTTGTGGATAAGGGAGTCAAGTACGTAAATCCCCATCCTTTCGGGTGGTACGGGCGAACCCGCTTGGAGCTGTTGCTCCCGGTGCAACAGCTATGCTATCAGCAGCTCTGTTTCCAGCTTCATCAGGGATTCGCGCACGTTGTTGTTGGACTCTTTCACCAGCCGGGCGAAGTTGGGCGCTGGGGCATCCGCAGGCGCTTCCGTCCGCCAGATGCGCTCCAGCAGCTCCGCAGCTTCCTTTGCGATGCCATAGCTGGAGAATTCGACCGTGCGCAGGCGTGAGAGAAAGCGCGGTTCCAAGCGGTCACTGGAGTTGCACGTAAAGATGAAGATGGTGTTGGGTGGGAAGTTTGTACTGTCCAACTTGGAGAGCAGCGCCACTTGCGCGGCATCGGTCATGCGGTCCGCTTCATCCACCAGCACCAGATGGAAGCCACCGCGCAAGGGTATGTACTGGCAGGTTTCGCGTACCTGTTCGATGTTGGCAAGGTTGCACTCCTGCGAGGGGATGTGATGCAACTCCGCGTTCATCAGCTCTGTGAGCGCAAGGGCCATCGTTGTTTTACCCGTGCCAGACGGCCCGATGAACAACCACGCGGACTCAAAGGGCCGGGCGGCAAGGCGAGAGCAGATGCGTTTGGGTTTGTCCAGCCCCACGAAGGCGTCAATCGTGTGCGGCCTGTAGCGTTCGGTGAGAGCGGCGGGGAACGCGAAGCCGGACTGCTGGGTGGGAGCTGCAAAGAGAGTGGACATTGGAATCACCTTTCGAGTGGTACGGGCGAACCCGCGTTGAACATCTGAGAGCGAGTATGCGCCGCGCGTGGCCAACGTGTCAAGAATAAAAAAACTCGGGGAGCAACGCCTTCGGAAAATATCCGCGAAACGTCTGCGGATCGTGTGCGAGTGCCCCGCGAATCGGCTGCAAATTGAGAGCGAATCGTGAGCAAATAGGGCGCAGCTCCC